GATATACTGCGAGTGATTAATGCTCTTGAGTATATATTGTTTTCAATAGTTTGCTTCTTCTTGTATTTTGGTTTTTGAACAGCCTCCATGAGTGTATATATTATATAATTATCTTTTTATTTCCATTTCAATTTTTATATTTAATAGATTGTTAGAGCCCAACAATTTATTTTTTTTAAGTTTTAACAGCTTTATCTAGTATCTGTATTATATCTTTAATTCCTTTTTAGACAGCATTGCCGTCTCAAAATCAAAAAACCACAATTTGCTGTTCTTTTTAGTTTTATTGTAATACCTAAACAATAATTCTTGCAATGAACACAATTCGGCTTGAACCATGCCTTTGGTTGTTCCTTGTGTATATTTATCAAACAACTCTTGACCTAGCAACTCAGTTAATATTGCAATCTTTTTTGGTTTTCCTGCTTCATCACATCTAGCTCCGGTATTTCTCTTTGCTTCCATGTCTTTTACCTTAAACACCAAATATCTGTTCTTTTGATCTTGGCCAATAAAACCTATTAATTTGTTCAACTCAAATTTCATGTAATCCATTTTTGTTACTGTTTCCATGGCAATTTCTCTTTCATCCTCCGGTTCGGCCTGATGCCATTTCTTATCTTTCAGTATCATAACGTGAATCTTATCTCCAGAGAATAATATCATGCTAGTTAACCGCGCCGTTTTAATAAGTTTTTTATCAAGATACTTCTTTACATAATAGTCAAACGTATTTTCTTCAAATGAATCAAATGAATATATATATTTTATCAAGTGTAATTTATCATTGTAATCAAGCATGTCAACTATATGTTCAACTAAAAATTCAAGAGCATCAGGTGATGTTATAATTCCATTTTTAACTAGTTTTCTTATAGTCACACCGCAGTGTTTATACCAATCGTCGTCTCCTCTTGGGACAATTTCGGTTGTTCTTGCAAATGACATAGTCAAGTCAAAATTTTTCTTCATTTCAGTTAAAACATGGGGTTCTTTTTCTGCCGGCTTGGGTTGTTCCCCCATTTTTGATTGTGATTCTTTTTCTTGTTTTTGTTTGTGTTGTTTTTGTTCCACAACTGGCAAAGGTGATTCCTTATCATCCTTAAATAAGTTTGATTTTATGTCAAATTTCACCATACTGTGTTTAAAGTCTAGAGGAACTGAACGTTCATAAATGGTTGCATGTGGATTATTGAGTTCACTTGGTTGAAACAAGTAGTATTCTCCAATATTAATCAAATGTCCAGTTCTTCCATATTTATCAGTTATTGGTTCATTTGCATCTTCTATCAATTGCGTCAATGCTGCATATATTTGAACCATTGGATATGGCTTGGGAGTATTTATCTTTTGCATTAAATCACTCTTTTTAAAGAAGAATTTGCCATCCAATTTGTCACTGAACAGCCTTCTAATCTTTTGCAGTATCTTTTCGGAGTTCATTACAATAAATGCTTCATTATAAGTGTCCACTCTTGTTTTTGCAGAATCGTCAAAATCAATATCTTTATTAGGTTGGCATTTATATTCACAATCCGCCATATAATCGCACGCGGCGGAATAAGGAATATCACCAACTTTAAAATCGTCCATAACCATGCCATTTGATAAAATCTGTTTTACTTTTTTGCTTGTCTCCTTTTCAATATTTTCCTGAGTAAAATTTGTTTGGTCGTGATTTATTAAACAATCAACAGATGTCTCTTTTAACAATCTGCTAACTCTACCCATTTGAACTGCTTTGTATTCTGCAACTCTATATACATATAAATCGGCTGCTTCCTCTTCGTTATCTTCCAATATTGTTCCATATATGAATATCAACACATTTCTCTCTTCAAAGTCTAAATCTTTATGACTGAAATTGCGAACACCTCTTCCAACAATCTGTTCAATCCTATTCATGTTATACCATGGGTCAATAATATGGACCTGTCTCAAAAACTTGAAATCTACGCCTTCTGAACCTGCTTGAGAGATAAGAACCACTTTAATTTTATAGCCTTTTTTATTATCATCATTTGTAATTGCTTTAATCTCAAAATCATTGTTTGGCGATAATCTTGGATCTCCGGTTATCATAATATATTTGGCAGGCATAAAGCTGTCTTTCTTACTTTCACGAGGTTTCAATGTTCTTGAATCCACCAATTCTGTTGGAGGAGTTTTGAATAACGAATTGGCACCATCACCGTATCTAGAAAATCCCATTTCTTCTAATGCAAGCGCAACTGGCACTAAACCACCGTCAATGTATTGTGAATAAATCAATATAATGCCTTCAGCAACGTGACCATCATCTGATAAAATACTCTTGCAAATAGAATTAATCTTTGAACTATAATTTCCAATTTTATTGGGAGAAAAAATTTTCTCATCTTTGTCAAGTAACCATTTTTTATATTCAAATGACCCTTTTTCAGGTGGATTTTTACTATCAATGAATTCCATGGTTCTCTCTAAGCCGCGCTTTCCAGTTAAATCATTCGCGTTGATAAATACTTCACGTTCACTAACTACGCTGTCGTTTTCTGAATCTCCTCCTCTATAAGAAGTTATTGATTTTCTACTAGATGGTTTTCTAGTAAGTTTAATTACTTGTTCTTCTTGTTCTTCTTGATGAGGTTCTAAAGCAGATTCCAATTGTTTTACTCCTTTATACTCCTTTAATTTTGGAGCTATTGTTGCTATTTTGGATAACTTTTTCTCTCTTGGTTCTTCTTCTTCAACATCAGAATCCTCTATCAAACTGGATAGACTCTCAACCGGTTCTACCTTCTCAACAAGATGCTCAAGACCTTCCATTGGATAAACAATATTAAGTGCCTCTAATGGTATCTGTAATAAAGTATAACCAAATGCCTCCATATTTTCAAAACTCGGCATTTCTCTCACAACTCCAGTTTTTGTAGTTGTGCTAATTTTCTTTTTTCTAAGGCTATCAATTGCAAATTTGTATCCCATGGCTTGATATTTTCCAATATCAGTTAGATAAATAGTTGGTTTTAAAATTTGAATTACGTCTTGGTCTTTAATTCTCTTTCCGTTCATCTGAAATTTTGGATATTTTACATCCTCCAATGTTGACTTGGGAGAGAAAACGGACGGATAAACTCTAAAAGGAAATGTATAAGGATTTTCTCCTCTTACAAAAGAAACATATCCAGTCGCCTTTCTTGAAAGCAATTCTTTGCCCTCCTCTTCTCCATTTGGTCCCTTTTTAAAATTTCCATCTTTATCAAATACGTCTTTAATTTCAACTGTTGCACGACGATCGTTCAAGTTCATCAAATTCAAAAGCCAAACAATTTCCTTATAGCTATTATACATTGGTGTAGCGGACAATAATAACAAACGCATATTAGAAGCAGATTTAACCAAATCTTCCAGTTGAACGGCGACCTTTTTATTCTTATTTTCTTCCGCAATACGAATATTGTGAATCTCGTCTATCACAATTAAACGGTTGTCAAATTCGTATTTTAAATTGCGAGTCATTTTAATGCGCTTATCTTCTTCGTCTCTGAAAGAACCTTTTACTTCTTTAACCTTTTCAATATAATTTGCAAACTCAATATAACCTAAAAATAAATAAGAAGTGTTTATAATTGCTTTAATTTGGCTAACAACTTTTTCCTTTGTTAAACCTTTCATGTTCATAGGATTAATTTCCTTTATAAATTTGTTTCCGGTCGCACCCTTTAAATTCCAAAGCCCATCAACTAATTTTAATTTTCTTTCGTCAAATAGCTGAACACGAAAGTTATCTTGAACATTTGGTGACGCAACAATGATTGTGCGTTTTGAAATACCCATCTGTTTTAAATAATCTCTTTGCTCCTCGCACACGCCAATAGATGTTGCCGTTTTGCCGGATCCTAGTCCATGATACAGCAAAAGGCTGTTATAAGGAGTTTGAAATGAGAGAAAGTTTCTAACAAACGCTTGTTGTGGAGCCAATTCAAATTCAGCATTTGCTAAAAGCTCAGCTTGCTCCTTAATGTCGTAAATTTTTCCGTCATACCGATTGTCATTAAACTCTTTTTTTTCTGCTATTTTAACAGTAAAATTTGGGTCATTTAAACTAGGATACAAATAATCGTCTTCTTCAGGATGTTGACCTAATTCATTTCTCTCTACCAGCTCTTTTTTTAAGAGGAATTTATTGCAAGTCTTGTCATATTCATTACCAGGCGCAGCGCAGTTGTTTTTTTCATATTCACCTTTTAGATCATCTTCCACAATAGGAGCCACCTGATCGGCAAATTTAAGTTTTTTAACTGGTTTTTGTTTAAAATTTTCTTTTAACTCTGTAATTTTTGTTCTTCGTGTTTGCATATTATATATTATGAATATAATCTATATTCTTGTAATACTTTATTTATATTAATAATTATTTGTTTCTTTTCTAAATTGTAAGGTCTAATTGACTCTAAACACTCATCAATTGTTTTCCATGCTAGCTTGCTCACCTCGGTTTTCTGAAAATTTTGCAAGGTGTCAACAGTGTCGTTCATATATGCCAAATAATATTTGTGTTTATACGATTTATGATTTGATCCAATAAATATCTCCTCAAATGGTAACAGATTTTCAATAATAGTAATCTCTTTGCTTGAATATCCTGTTTCCTCTTCAAATTCTCTTAATGCGCATTCTAAATCCTTTTCTTGAAAGTTACGCCTTCCTTTGGGAAATTCCCATTCAGTCTCGTCCCATCGCGTTTTACTGTTGTCTATGATATCATCAAGTGTGATTTTTTCAGTATTCACTTGGATTCCATTTTTGATGACATCAAACTTCTTAGAAGCAGCAACTTCTTCGCCTCTATATTGCATTCCATTGGTGTCTCCCCACATCGTTTTCCATAAACTGTCAAATGACTCTGTCCTTAAACGATCCTTTTCACAAACAGACATTTCGTCTACGCTTTTTTGAATCTGCTCCACATTGTAAGACGAATATTTTCCCCTAATTAAATCAATGTAACCAAAACTATCCTTGCGACGTATCATTAAATATTGAACTCCTTTGTCACTTGACCTAAATAATATAATTCCATAACTTGTAATTGGCAATTTGCATTGGTGAAATAAATGTCCGTGTTTTCCACAGTTGTTGCATATGTTTGTTTTATTCATTCAATCTATGACTTAGGTTATATAGGCATTTATGTTTAAACATTTATCTTTTAATATTAATTTATTCAAATGGGATTAGATCCAAGAGTATGGGGGCCTCACTATTGGTTTTTTTTACATACAGTAGCAATGTGTTATCCACATAGACCAAATACTATTACAAAGAAGAAGTATTACGAGTTTATTCATAATATACCAATGTTTATTCCTGTTGAAACAATGGCAACATATTTTAGCCAACTGTTAGACCAGTATCCTGTGTCGCCTTATTTAGATTCGCGCGATTCTTTTATACGTTGGATGCACTTTATACACAACAAAATTAATCAACGGCTTGAAAAGCCAAACATTTCTCTCAGCAAATTTTACGAAAACTATTACGAGCAATATAAACCAAATGATTTGAAAATGAGAGAATACTATAAAATGCGCAGCAAAATTATATACTTTATCATTATTGCGGCATTTATTGGCGTTATTTTTTATTTATACAATCAGTGATTTAGTTTAGAGTTTGTTGCAAATAATAATCTATAGTTATTTTAACAACAACAAAATGAAAAAAATTAAAGGAGGAAAAGCAATCGCGTCAGGTGGTTTTGGGTGCGTTTTTAAACCTGCCATAAAATGCAAAACAAGAAAAAATAAAGAAGCAGGCATAACAAAATTAATGAAAACAAAATATGCAAAGGCTGAATATAAAGAAATACAAGAATTCAAAGGCCTATTAGATGATATTCCAAATTACAGCGATTATTTTTTGCTAGATGGGTTTTCATTATGCGAACCAGAAGAGCTTGAAAAAGAGGACCTTGACAATTTTGACAAGAAGTGCAAGTCTCTTAAAAAAATAGATATAACCGCGTCAAACGTTAACAAGTCACTGGGTAAACTGCTTTCTCTCAACATGCCTTATGGAGGAGTTGATGTTGGAGATTATGTTGAACGAGAGAAAATGGATTATAAAAAAATTCACAAGATGAATGTCTCATTGATAGAACTTTTGAAAAAAGGGATTGTCCAAATGAATGAGAGAAATGTATATCACTGTGACATTAAAGATTCCAATATTTTAGTAAAAGAAGAAGGTCATTCAGATGTTAAGACGCGTTTAATAGACTGGGGTTTATCAACTACATATAAGTCAGGTGAAAAGATTCCAAAGCCTTTAACAAATAGACCTTTTCAATTCAATGTTCCATTTTCGGTTGTCCTATTCAATGATACTTTTGCAAAAATGTATACAGAGTTTTTAAAGAAACATAAGGAACCCAGTTTCTTTATTATTCGTTCTTTTGTTATTAATTATGTGATATCATGGGTAAATAAACGCGGTCCTGGTCATTTGAAGGCGCTTAATAGCATTTTTAAAGAATTCTTTGAGCGCGGATTAATTAATATTGAAGAACAATTTAAAGACGACTTGATAGAATTTGATTACACGTTCTATTTTATATTTGAATACATCTCTTATGTTCTGTTCAAATTTACGCGAGATGGAAAGTTTGAGAAGATGGAGTATTTTAGTCAAGTGTTCTTGAAAAATTTGGATGTCTGGGGATTTACTATGACTTATTTGCCTATTTTAGAATATTTGAGTAATTATTACAATAAATTATGCGACTGCGAATTGGAAATTATAGAAAAAATAAAAGAAATGATTTTATATGTTATTGAATGCAGTTATGTGCCAGTTGATGTTGACAAAGTTGTTGCAAAATTGGAAGATTTAAACGCCTTGTTTTTAAAGGCTGATAAAAAATCCACGGTGCACTTTCAGGAAAAACACCCAACGTCTAGTTTAACAATTTCTAAATTAAAAAAAACTACAACAAAATCTACAACAAAATCTACAACCAAATCTGCAACAAAATCTACAACAAACTCTACAACAAAAACAAGCAAACGTAGCTCTAGTTCTAAAAAAAACAGCACTATGAAAAAAACTAAAAGCTCTCAAAAATAACCAGTTAGTTCGTCGCGCAATATATAATAATCTTATAATATATTAACAATGAAATTGGAGTTACTAATATTTGGAATAACCGCATTTTTAGCTTACAATACTTATTATGACGGAAAATACACAAAAATGATAATGAAAAATAAAAAATACTTTCAAATAGCCTTTTTCGTATTTTTAGGTATCATCTTTTATCTCATGGTTAAACGCAACCCAGCAAGGTGCAAAAATATTCTTCTTCACGCCAATAACGTTGTCAAATATATGCCTATTGATAAATCCTCCATGGATATGCTTAGTCCATTAATAGACTTTACAACGACATCTAGCAACTCAAGTTTTATGGGCAACTTAAATGATGAAAACGACGTGGGTGCAAGTATGGGATCAATAAACGCAGAGAAACGCATTCTACAATCTGGCGGCAAAAGCACAAAACGTTCAGTAAGTGAAACAAAAAAGAAATATGTAGCATCTAATCAAGGGTGGAAGTGTGGAGATTGCAAACAACAATTAAATGCCTGGTTTGAAGTTGATCATATCAAACGTCTAGAATACGGAGGAACTAATGAAGTTGCCAACTTGGTTGCTTTGTGTAGGGACTGTCATGGCAAAAAGACCGCCATGGAAAATATGTAACTCCACTTTGGGAAAGGTTGAGCCAAATCTTGTTGGAGTTTTGCGACACTTTTCCCAAAAGTGTCTTTTGGAAAAGGAAAATATAATGTAATTATATTATTATATTATATTATGAGTATCCCAAAAGCTACAGCAATTCCTATAATAAATAATGCAACCCCATTAGACTCTGCAAAGAATTATGATTACGCAAAATTAAAAACTCCTCTCATATATGGAACGTTTTTTGCCATAATCTTAATACTTATGGGGGTTACTATTGGACTATTGTATTCAAAAAATATAGATTTGCCTGGCGCGCCATCATTAACACAATCGCAAAACAACACCGCCATTACAATCATTGCATTTATGTCGGCAATAGTGTTGATTATTCTTCTAACAATACCAAATTATAAAGAGTTCTTGAATTTTTTAGGAAAATTAAAGTTTGTTTTGCTTCTCGCAGGATATATTATTGGCCTCATTATATTATATCAATCAGTCCCTAAAGGAATTATAAATGCATACGCGTTCTTATTTTTCCCAATAACAATGCTAATTGGCATTTATCTATTTTATTTAGCAATGGAGAAAGGAACTTTATACGGTTTAGATTTAAATTACGAACGAATTAAATATGCATTGGTTTACTTTTGTTTACTTGTGTTTATTTTATTGTTTTACACAGTAGACCCAGGAGGTTATCTAAAAACTTATTTTGGACCTTCTCTCGTTGTTACAATCTTATTGGCCATTTTTGGATTCCTCTATTTGATAACATTGATGACGTTGCCTTCTGTAAAACAAGGAACAATGCCAAATAGTTCGGCAGGTGGTCTTTTCAAAGGGCTTACCAAGATGAGTCTTTTTAGTGGAATTGCATTTATTATTTTTTTAATTGTTATTGTTTCAGGTATTCTTGCTTATCCTGGTGGGTTCACAAATGGAACCGGACTTGCCGGAAGTGATAAAACAAACAAGGTTTCTCTCATTGTAATATTGCTCATAGTCATTTTCATTGCATGGATCCTGTTTTTTGGAATACAATCCTTCTCAAAAATACCTTTTCGCGACAGTGCCGGAGATGTTAATTTAAGCCTATCCAATATCACAAATATTTCACGCCAGGTTTTTATGCTTTTGTTTGGTCTCATTTTTTCAGGTTTACTTATTGGTTGGCTTGTCATGGGAGTTGAAGGTCTTTCAAGTAAATCTGGCATCGTTTCGTTTATTCTAAACGCGCTAATTGTGATTGCTATTTTGGGATTAGTATTCAAACTAGTTACCGGCGGAACTTATTACAAAAAGAGTCCATTTTTTAGATTGATAGTCAATACACTTTTATACATCCCTTGTATTTTAGTTGGGGTGCTTGATACTATTATGAGCATTTTAGGTTTTGGTGCTGGTGCTGGAGCTAATGCAGGAAAAGCTGGATTGAGTGGTTTATGGTCTGGGTTATCTACGACAATAGAATCTACTAAAAATACTCCTGCCACATATTACGCTTTGCTTGTTATTATAATTTTGTTATATGTTGTTTATTTTTTCCTTGGACAACAAATACAAACAAATGTTGCAAAACAAGGCGGAACAATACTAGTTAATAGTCCTGTGTATACAAATTCAGAGAATGCAATTGGCACATATGACAATTTAAATGGAACGGATGCCAACGAAAATCCATACGAATACAATTACGCCATTTCATTTTGGGTTTATATAGATGCTGTTAGTCCAAATGTCAGTTCATCTCTAGACAAATACACTTCCTTATTAAATTATGGAGGAAAACCAAACGTTTTATATAATGCAAGCGAGAACACTCTCATGATTACCTTATTAAACACCGGAGAACCTGCCATTGGAAGCGTTAGTCGTCTCAAAAACCCACAAGAACTAGATGCAAGCGGAAATATAATTATCTATAAAATGGAAAAAGTCTTATTGCAAAAATGGAATAACATCATTATTAACTACAGTGGTGGAACTATGGACATTTTTTATAATGGTAAATTGGTAAAATCTGTAAATGAAGCTGTTCCGCAAATGTCCAAAGACACTCTGACAATCGGCGCAAATAAAGGCGTAAATGGAGGAATATGCAATGTAACATACTTTAATTCCAATATTAATGCGTCTCAAATATATTATTTGTATAACACTGTGAAAAACAAAAATCCTCCTGTTGCAAATCCAGCCAAAGAATCAATCGCTAAGAACGTCTTAGCAGGTGCAAACATAAAGGCAAATCCACCAGTTGTTACAATTCCAATTACAATTGATGTAAAATCAGAACCGCCAAGCGATGAAGCAAATCCAAATCCTCCGCCTGTAAAAGGAGACCCAAATAATCCTTATATGAATTACTTGTCATTCAAATGGTTTGCTACGGCAAATAATGATAATTACAATGGATAATAAATTTCAGTATTAAAACATTTATTACAACGCAATAAATGTTTCTCATTTTAAGAAAAATTCTATTAGTATATTATATATCAATGGAGATTAAGAATATTCTTCTCGTAGTCATAATTATCGTGTTGTTATACATTGTTATTCGCTATGTATTTGCAGATGTTAACACTCTTACAAGCCTCAACTCTGGAACATCTATGCAAAAAATTGCGGCTGGCAGTTTAGCGACAGGAACAGTCGCAAATTCAAGCAATTTTACTTATTCAATTTGGTTCTATATTAATGATTGGAACTACAAATACAATGACGCTAAAATTTTGTATGGTCGTGTGGGGGCTGTTACCGACAGCCAAAATATAACAATTGAAAGCATTAAGAATAGTTTGCCTTGTCCTGCCGCTATTTTAGGCGCAATTGAAAACAACTTATCCATTTTATTAACATGTTTTCCTGGAACAACTCCTGCATCAAGTGAAGACGCAAGAGCTTCAGATGGTTCTGTTGTTCACACTTGCAATATTAGCAACGTTCCCATTCAAAAATGGGTAAATTTACTTGTCAGCGTATACGGAAGAACACTTGACGTCTACCTTGACGGCAAATTGGTCAAAACGTGCGTATTACCAGGCGTTGCCAAAATCAATGCCAACGCAGACGTTTACGTGACACCTGCCGGTGGATTCTCTGGATGGACCGCTAAATTCCAATATTATCCCAACTCAACTGACCCACAAACAGCTTGGAATATTTACCAAAAGGGATATGGCGCGAGCTGGTTATCTAATATTTTTGGAAAATACCAAGTTAAGGTGGCTTTTACTGACAATGGAACTGAAACTAGTAGTTTTACAATTTAATTAGGTTTTTCTTATATATAATATATATATATGGATAACGGTAGTTTCACAACACAAAGTACTGGAAGAGGAAGTGGAATAAAAGATTTTATGAATTCAAGCAGTTTAGTGGCAAGAATTGCATTTTTATTATTAGTTATTTTAGTTTTTGTCATTGTTCTCCAATTTTCAATGTCAATTCTAGCGTGGTTTTTTGGCCCAAATAATTCTCCTAAAATAATAAATGGTATGGTTGATGCCAAACAAACAATAATTATTCCACAGGATCCCAATGCGTCTGGCGCAAAACCCATTAATCGTTCTGTAAACGGACCAAATGGAATTGAATTTACTTGGTCCGTTTGGACGTTTATAGATGATACCCCATCAAGTAAATATCGTCACGTTTTCAGCAAGGGAAACGCAAATGTTGTTCCTGACACTGGATTGAACTTCCCAAATAATGCTCCTGGGTTATTTATTATGCCAAATACAAATGCATTCAAGATTATTATGAACACTTTCAATGACATCAATGAGGAAGTTATAATCAATGACATTCCATTGAACAAGTGGGTCAATATAATAATTAGATGCAAGAACACTACATTGGATGTTTATATTAATGGAACTATCACAAAAAGTATGGAATTAAGTGGAGTTCCTAAGCAAAACTATGGAGACGTTAACATTGCATTAAACGGAGGTTTCTCTGGTTACGTTTCTAACTTGTGGTATTACGATTATGCGCTTGGAACGGCGGCCATCTATAATTTGGTTAAGAATGGACCAAACACCAAGATGGTTGGGTCATCTGCCATGAATTTGAAAAATCCCAACTATTTGTCAGTCAGATGGTTTTTTGCTGGAGCAGGCGATCAGTTCAACCCTGTTGGAACAACGCCCTAATTGTTTTGAATTGTCTATGCATTAATTTTTATTTTATTTTATATAATTGTATATAAAATAACATGTCATGTCTTGCACCAAATTATAATCCCCAGCCGCCAAGAGAATGGAGCCGATATGAAAATCCATGCGCTTATATAGATAATCCAGAGGACCCAAAACCAGAACTTGTCTATAAGTTTGAAGTTCTTAAGAAAGGTAACATTCTGCAATACAAAAAAAACAGTTCAAATATAACCAAACAACAACGTTATGCACAAATAGCTCGCGGATTATGGACGAATCGCACGACAACGTGGGCAACGCAAAGTGACCGCTACACAAATCCAAATACAAATAGCTTGAGGCGTTCCAATTTTCAAAATTATAATACAGTGACTCTTGCACCCACTTCTGCACCAATTACATGTCCTGCACCGGTTATTCCCACTAATTATGTATTACCGCCTGTAAATGGAGGGTCTGGTTCATCCGGACCAAATCCAGCACCAGTTATTCCTCCTCAACAAAACCCACCTCTAATTTCTCCAGCAAATCCTGTCATTCCGCCTATTATCCCTATTGTTGAGCCAGAACCAGTTATTATTCCAGACGGAGGCAGTCTTATTTGCAATGTTAGTGAAAATATTTGCACTGGTCAGATTTATGATATTACAGCGAATCAATTTTGCTATCCTACAACGGATTCCGACGTTCCTGGACCTGTTATTTATTTATGTTATAATGATGGTTTGCCAACTTATTATCCCAGAACGCGCCGCGTTTTCTCTGCCGGAGGCAATAAATGGCCTCAAGGAGAAAAATTTATATTTTCAGCGAATTCAATTGTCCCCACTAATAATGTAGCAAAATCTTTTTTGTTTTCTTTATAAAATATATAAAACATTTTATGAACTTGGAGTTCCCAAAAAACGATATTAAAACAAATGGATATATTTTATTGCGAAATGTTTTAACTCCTGAACAGTTAAACTCTGGCTTGTCTTGCATGAAAAATGATAATGCAGTGGATTACTCAATAATGAAACAATTTATTGATAATGATTTTTTGCCAACTATTCAAAAGAATTCAAACGTAATAACTGACCCACATTACGTAAAATTTAGATTTAGCAATAATAATAATTCAACTGATGCGTCAACATTCCATGGCGACATTTATAATCACACCAACACAGAATTTTTACCCATTTATACTTGTTTGTGCTATTTTGATGATGCTCAATTAGAAGTTATTCCTGGAAGTCACAAATACAATAACAAAGGATGGAGCATTACAAGTTTTAATAAACGAACAACGGTAAATGTGCAACGAGGTGACATTCTTGTATTCCACGCAAACATGCATCATCGTGGAATTAATTACAACAAAATAGGACACCGCCGATTATTGCAAGTGTTTGAAGTTTTTCCTGATAGAAAAACTTACGATGAATGCTCTTCAAAATTGGTTATTGTTGAATCATCCAAATCACCTATTATGCAGAGTATAATTAATCCTGTATTATATCAAATTTCAAAAGTTCCAACAGCAATTGACTGCATTACATTTTGTCATTATATTTTAATGTATAACGATTTACAATATAAAGTCAGCTTTATGGATATTACTCCGTGGGAGAAAACCAACAAATACGTATCATATGAACCAGGAAAGAAAGTTCCTATTTCTTATTTTGATGGAAACAACACTGAAGAACTAAACGTGAATATTTTATGCGATGAAAACATTAAATCGGTATCATATGGAAATTTTTATTTGTATTTTTATATTTTATATTGGATAATATCAATCGCAATTATATATTTAATAAAAAAATGGTGGTTTAGTGGTGGAAAATTTAAAGGAAATAAGGGAAGCAAAAGTTATAGATTTAAAAAATAGAAAAATAAAAATTGATTATAAATATTGCTATGATAATGCATTTATAATCAACTGACATGTCATCTCTCTTCAAGACTACCAAATATATTAATTTTCACAACAATTCAGAGTTGCCTATTATGGTTGACTCATGGATAGATGGGTCTAATTCGTTGCGTTGTTTGCGCGTTGGACCTGGAGAAAAACTTGTCATTCATAGTAGCGTGGGCGAATGGCATGTTAATTCTATGCTTACAAATGAAGAAGACTACAAACTGTGGAGTGAAGGAAAATTAAACCGGTATGTAACTCTGGGAAAATTTCGTTCAGATCCTTGTGCAAGCGGCAACTATGCGTGGATGGAATGGGAACACATCTTTGATTGTGTTTACAACGAATGCGACCCTGTTTTGGACTCTAGAAGTAAAGATCCCATTACAGGTCTTGTAACATTTGTTTTCAAGGGTCTTCCTAAGCCCTCAAGCTAGGATTCACACAAATATCTTGACTGGGAAAAATATCGCCAGACATGCAATTGTCATTTTCGCCAACTTGTATGCAGCTGCGGAAACCACGATCTTCGCCAATGTAGCACCAACCTGATTTTCCGGAAGATTTACTCGCTTGAATAGAACTTGACGCATCATCTGCAGCAAATGAACTGGGCTCTTGTTGTGGTCGTTGCTGCGTTTGAGGAGTTGGAGAATTTAGTGCAGAGTTTAATTGATTATTTTGACTAACATTTTCTTGTTGGACATTTGCACTTGTTTTTTGACTGCCAACAATAGAAGATGAAGCAGTTGCACCAGTTACAGCTCCAGCGGTTTGTTGAGTAACGTTAACCGCGCTGGTAACCGTTCCAGCAATCACATCAACGCCTGCTTTTGTTCCTGTTGCAGCAGTGTTGGTGACGGTTTTAGTGACGTCGGCCGCAGTATTTCCAAATAATCCAGCGAAATATCTGATATATGGTCCAAATATTTCAGAAAATGCTTGGGTTCCTTTTGCTAAATATAAAAAAATATTAAATCCTAAAATAGCAAGAACTAAAACGATTATTATCCACGTGGTTAATGACATACCGAGAAAACCATTTCCTGATGTTGTTGTTCCATACGTTGGCGTTGTTACTGGTCTTAATGGAGGCAAAGACGCTGGCGCTGAATATGTATTTGGGGCGCTATTCATTATAATAAAAATCAATATATTAAATTTTTATTATAAATGCTTTATTTAAAAGTTAATAAATACAAAAACTGATTCACGTTAGACAACATCTCGTCGCGAATGTTAAATAAATCACTATTTGACATACTTTTTAATGCGGCGCAGTTATCTAATCCTACTAAATAACTCTTAAATTTCTCAAGTTCTCTCTTAAAGTCTTCAGGGTTTTTGTAATCTCTGAGAGAAATAGATTTTTTATGCGTCAAATTCACTCTATCTCCGCGTTTTCCAAGCAACACTTCAACAAATGAATCCACATTCTCGTGCAACTTGTCGTTCAAACTGTCAGTTGCCTTGTGTGTTGCATAACTGTGTGTTTTCCAATGATACAACTTAATTGCCATCAAAACTTCTAAAAACTTGACGACAACTTCCTGCTCAAACTTTTGCAAAGAATTTGAACCACGATTTTTACGCGTTCCATTCTTTGCATACATTCTTCTTGTTTTTGGCATTATTATATATTAATCTAAGAATAAATTATTAAATATATAAAATGATTCCGTTTGGCACCACCTTTTTAAAGGTGGTTATAGTCGTGGAATAAATGTATCACCAAAATTATTCATCTTTTCCAACTTGGCAATCGTTTTATCTAAATTGCTCTTGTTCACGTTTGTAAATAAATAATCAGTTTGAGGTGATTTCTCATTCTTTTTTATTTGTTTGTATATGTTGTCAATCTTGCCAGTTACAAGCGTCACTTGGTCTTTATTTTTAAGTAATTCTTCTTCTAAATTAACTGGTTCGGTTAAAAGCGCCACAGCATAATACAAAATATATCTTCTTTTTCTATTGCAGCTATTAGAATACTTCAACGTAAACAAATTCAAGAGACTTTTCATAATCTTTTGGACTAATTTGTGATGTTTTTCAGACTCTTGTATGAGCGCATCCCAGATTAACCATACAACATCTAGTTGGTCTTTATTGTTCACAGGAATTTTTGCCCTTCTCTCACACTTACACGGTTCCTTCTTAATTTTGCATATAGATTCAAACTCTGAAATCCATTCAATCCAATAACACGCATTTATGCAGTTCTTTCCATCTTTTGAAATATTATATGTAAACTCATTCATAGCTATATATAGTTCCTTTGGGTCTCCTGGTAAAATTATACTTTGAGCATATTGCGCATTGGGTGCTTTTAATTTATCTGTCATGTGTGTCATATCAAAGTCTTCCTTTTTTATTTTTACTTCATCAAAACTGTGCTTTCGTTTTGCATCACATAGAATGCAAATTATTTCTCCAAACAACTTTCTAATCTTATCACTATTTCTCATTTTAATTTCATTTCCATTATATCCATTAGTAATAATTTCCTTAAAGGCTTGTATTCTTAAATCAAGATATATAGCAAGTTTAGGATTTCCTAAATGAATGTGTTTGCTATAAAAATATAGAATAATTTCCCATAAATCACTATAATGACCTGAACATATAAATTCTGCACTCCAATAGCACGCTGGTTCTATTTTTGATTTTGATAAATTATTTAGTAACTCTTTTTTAACGTCTGTTTTTTTGAATTCAGAAAATGTTATACCTTTAAACTCCTTTTGTTCTCGCATATCATTTATTTCTATTTCAGACATTTTGTTTATAATTTATATAAAAACAAAAAAAATCACAACAATACATATAGAAGGAAATGTCAACTAATATTCTTAAATATATCTCTAAACCATTACAATCCATTTCTAGCATGTATAAAAAATCATCCACATGGGGAAAGGTGTTGTTTTTTGTAATATTGTTATTAATCGTCGTTGGAATTTTTGGAACAAATAAATCAGGAAAAGAAGGGTTTGAGCAGACTGACAAGTTTATGTTTAAAACTGATGCAGACGTTTATGACGATTTTTACAGCGACATTTACGATCAATTGGTTTTCAACAACTTGAAGGATGATTATGAAATTGGTCAAATTGTCAATTCAACAAAGCCTACTCAAGAAAGCATTATTTTAGATGTTGGCTCTGGAACTGGTCACCATGTTGGGATCCTAAATAAAAAAGGATTCAATGCAATTGGTTTAGACAACTCCCACTCTATGATTGAAAAGGCAAAGGAAAATTATCCTGAATATGATTTTGTTGAAGGCGATGTTCTAAATGCCATGCAATTCCAGCCCCAGAGTTTTACACATATTTTATGTCTTTATTTCACATTGTATTACATCAAAGACAAGGAGCAATTTTTCAATAACTGTATCAACTGGTTAATGCCTGGGGGAAGATTGGTTGTTCACATTGTTGATAGAAAGATGTTTGACCCCATTTTGCCTCCTGCTAATCCACTTTTGATGTTGACTCCTCAACGATACGCAAAAGAACGAATCACTAGCAGCAGTGTCAATTTTGAGGACTTTAAATATAGTGCAAATTTTGAATTAGATGACGACAAGAACTCTGCCAAGTTCGTTGAAAAATTCAAGAACAAAGAAACCGGCAAAATCTTCAGAAAACAAGAGCATAAGATGTATATGGAATCCGAATCAGACATTTTAGTCATTGCAAAGAAAGCAGGATTTATTATGCAAGGAAAAATAGATTTAATCAAAGTTGGTTACGAATACCAATATCTATTCATCTTTCAGAAACCTGCGTAACCACCTTTAGAAAAGGTGCGCCAAATAAGAACATGATAATCGCGTAACCACTAGCAACTTTTACTCGCAACAAATAATATGTATCAATACATTCTATACATATTATTAGTCGTCATTTTTCTTATCATTTGTTTCGCTGCATACGTCAAAATGAAATTCCGATTTTGGACATTGCAACCAGTTTTTCACTTTTATGACTTCCACTATTATTTGTTTCCTCCAGGAATTGTTGATCATGAACTGCCAGAAAAGAACAAGTATTGCAATTTTGACGCGATTGAAACCGCCAAATACGACGCAATAAGCGATCTTAAAATGAGCAAGTTTGTCCGTTTCATTAGAGCAAATTACTTACAAAACTCAGAAAACCGCTATGAACCAAAGAAAAATAATATTATGCCATATTTTGAAGGACATAATTCGTCTTGTTTCTTCTCATTTTATTACGAAGATGAACTTCTGGTCAGCTTAAAAAAAGGCACTACGACTCCTTCTCGGAAATTGGTTGGCGTCATGACGACGCGACCTCTTACAGTTGTTATAAATAGTGCAAAGTCAAAAGACGAGTGCCGATTTGACGTATATTATGTAGACCACTTGTGTGTGGATAAAATGCATCGCAAGAAAGGCATTGCTCCCCAAGTTATTCAAACGCACCATTACAACCAAAGACACCATAATAGAAAGATTGTTGTTTCATTGTTCAAGAGAGAAGACGAGTTGACTGGAATTGTTCCTTTATGTGTATATAACACTTATGGATTTGAAATGTATGGTTGGAGCAAACCTATAGATTTGATGCCTAGTATGGCTCTGGTAGAATGTGGCAAGTCAAATATACATCATCTTTTTGATTTTATGAGAGAAAATTGTGGTAAAAAGTTTGATATATGTATTCAACCTGAAATATCCAATTTATTGGAGCTTATAAGAAGTGGAAATATTTATGTTTATATGATTATTGAAGCAGGAGATGTTAAATGTGCATATTTTTACCGAAAATCATGCACGTTCATTCGTGAAAGCGTTGAAGCAGTGTGTTGCTTTGCTTCTATTAACTGTTTTGATAAGAGAGAAACTGATGTATTTATTCATGGCTATAAAGTTGCTCTGTGGAAAATATGCGAGAAGCAAGGTTTTCGCTTTGCTGTTATAGAAGAAACGTCGGATAACTATTTAATTGCGGATGCATTGAAAATGCGGACGCGACCAACAATAGTAAGCCCAACAGCTTATTTCTTTTATAATTTTGCTTACCATACATTTCAACCTCAAAAAACTCTTATTTTACATTGATTCCTCGCACATCTTACCAATCTCAATCATCTCCTCCTTCTTTTGCTTACTGAATGATTTGACATTCTTCTTTTGCCTGCGCATTTTGTTAAGTTCGTTGATGTCGTCCATCGCGCGTGACACAAATAATTGCGCACCGCATTCCATAATATATATTTGATTTGTGTGGTCTTGATAACAACTAGGGTGGTCTTCTGCATCAAAACTAATTACGCCACAGTCGTCTACAAACTCCTCGTTTTCCGGAGGTTTTGAACAACGTGGATGAGTGCATTTTATAGTATACACATAATTAGTAAAAAATGCTGTAGCACTCTCCCTGCTATTAAAAAGATAAACAGATGGTGGGTTATATGTTGTAACTGGACCAAATTCATCGTAATCGCTTATCTCGTGGCAACCATCATGCTTTGTGTGAACTACCATGAAAGAGATTCCTGATGAAGAAGATACTGCATTAATTGCAGAGCTATTGGTTTGCGTTACGCAACATGATGTTGAACCAATTGCAGTAGCATTATTAGGCATTTGGCAGACTTGACCGGAAACGTTTGACCCTATTGAAGTGGCGTTTGAACACGCGTATGACATTTTATTATAATATTGATATTGTGTTTAAATCAATATTATAAAGTTTGAATTTTTGTTTTTATTAATTTGGTTAGCGAACATATTTGCCAACACGCACAAAAGAATCTATAACAAAAATGATAAAGATTCCTAAAAAGCAATACAAAATAACTTCTTCTGTCACGTTTCCAGTGCGCTCGTCTTGTTGCTCCTCTAGAAGATGTATCATGTAGTTGAGCTTCTCAAGTAAAACGCCGTTCTCTCCACTCATTTGTTGCACTGGAGGAGTTTGACTAGGGTAATAAGGTAAATTATGTGGGGTTGTCTTATAAAGCTTATCATAATTGGGCATAAATCTCTTGTAATAATCATCTTGAGATTGTTGAGGTTGACCATTGTCAGTATTCTCTAAAGTATAAGACGACCCATCCATTTTTGAGTCTTGTTCCTGATTCATATCTCTTATTCTTGTTTGTTCAACGCCAACTGATGTCGGAGGAGGCATCGGAGTAAAATCTGCTAAGCCGGAAGATTGATCCGGTAAGTTATGGATGCTTTGTAAAACCGAATTCACCTTTTCTGAGTAATTGTTTTCTTTAGGAAGCCTCTTTTGTGTTCTATTATTTGCTTGTCTTTTTCTAGCTATTGGTCCATCATTATCTTTACTATTTACTTGGGTATTTT